CGAAATGCGTGAGCGGTGTTTGTGTATCCGCGTATATTTTACCGCCAATATTAGTCCATAATCTGCAGAAAGCAATGTCTTCACCAAGGTATCCGTTTTCAGGATCTTGTGCTGTTTCAAAGAAGGTATACCAACCTTTTTCCATAGTCTCTACTTTATTACCTACTAATTGTTTATTAACTGTTTTTCGTTCTGGATATTTCTCTGCAAGTTTAGTGAACACTTCTCTTTTAATCATCATGAATCCGGTAGGTCCTGCAACTATTTCTGCAAAGCCATCTTTATCTACTCTTACATTATTTTTATCTGGGAAATGAACTATGAATTGTAATTGATTATCTTTACCATAACCTTTAACTGGATATGGTGTTAAACATAAAGGTACATCTTTTTCTATTAATCTAAAAATTGCTTCTGGTTCAAATCCAATGTCCGCGTCTATAAATAAAAAATGCGTGCAGTCTGAATTAAGAAAATACGCTACACAGTTATTTCTAGCTTGAGTAACTAAAGCCATTCCTGATTGCATGTGTACTGCTGATGCTACTGCTAATCTTGGATGAGATGTTGATACAAACTTTAATAAACTGTTTGCATAATTGGTTGTTACTTGATGGCCAAATGCTGGTGTTGCTATGAATAGCTTAACGTGTTTTTTCTGTTCTGACATAATTTAAAAAGTTTTTCCATTCTTGTATTCTGGTTTCCCAGGAATAATTTTTGTTATAGTATTTAATTTGCATTTCTAAATCATCCTTATATAAATTATTTTTATAATTGTCAATTACCGAGTTTAATGTTTCTGCATATCGTTCAATTAAATTCTGGCCACTAGAATCAAATTCAATCATTGTTGCAAACTCACCACAGGTTTCAGGTAAAGCACCATAGTTAGTTGTAACAACATGACATCCTGCTGACATCGCTTCTATAACAGCAAGACAAGATGTTTCTTCAAAAATAGATGGATAAGCATAAATGTGAGCTCTTTGTACTGCAGCTCTTACTGAATCATTATCTGCATAACCAAGATAATTAACATTAGGTGTATTTTTACATTTATCAAATAATGCTTCAAATTTATCTTTTTCATTTTCATCAAATTTTGATCCATATATTTTAGTAGATGAATAAATATCAACCTCAAAATCTTCTCTTGTTTTGTTTAATATCTCAATGGATTTAATTAATACTGCAAGTCCACGCCAAGGAGTTGAGGTATATAATAATTTTATTTTATTATCTTTTTGTTTTTCAACTGTATCAAATGCATGAGTTGCATTCTTAATTACAAAAGATTTGTATTCTGGAATTTTATAAATTTCTCTAAATTTATTATATTGCCAATGACTAACATAGATAAAATAATCAATGGAATCTACGAATTTACGATCTTGCATTAACCTAACATTGGGCTGATCATAACTTAAATGTTGCCAAAGAATGTTTATCTTATCTTCTTTAACAAGTGATGGATGACAAATAGAACCAATTAGATTAATTCCATCTAATGATTCTTCTGGTAGTTGAGCAATAAGTTGTTCTTTTAAGATCTCCGTTCCACCTTTAGGATTCATATATGTAGACTGCCTTTCTCTCACCTTTTTTAAATTCTTTAAAACCATTCCATATCAGATGTTCACCTATCTTGTCAATATCATGAGTATCTATATCGTCAAATATATATACACATTGTTTAGGTTTTCTTTCTAAAAAGAAATTAACTTCATTCATTACAGACTCTGTATCATGGGGTCCATCAAAATGAACAGTTTCATATTCTTTTAATAATATTTTATTTTCATTGTAGATAGGATAGCCATCTGCAAATCTTTTAAAAAATTCTGAATCTTCTAAATTTATTAAATTAAATTCTGGATATTCTTTAATTAAATCTAATAAAGCTTCTTGCTTCATTTTATTTGTATAATCTAATCTTCCACCTTTATCCTCATCTGAAGTTCTATAAAGAATATTACCATAAGGATCTATTCCTAAATGATTTAATTTTATATGAGGATGATATTTTCTATAAGCATCAATAATACTTTTACTACCCATGCCACGACGAACACCTATTTCAACGCTAACTCCTATTGGATTTTTTAATAACTTTATAGCATCATCAAAAAATTCATATTCTTTGCTATCACCTTGAATCATGTTTTGCTAAATAAAGGGATAGTCGGAACTATGATTTTAACATCACGTTTAATATCTTCAGGTTTAGCATTTAGATCTGCTTTAACCTCTTCTTCGTTTTTATAGACATGTCCTGTCTTTATATTTCTAATTGTGATTTCTGAATCACAGATTACTTTTATTTCTTTCATTACGTCGTTAATGATCCTCTATTCACTTCCATTATTGATACGATACCTGTTATAGCAGTATTATTAACAGTAATCAAGAGTGCATCTCCTTCTTCTAAAACAATAGGTCCTTTAGCTATATTTTCTGTTGCATTAGATCCTAAACTAACATGAGCTATTTCAGCTGTGCTTGTAGTAGATGAATCATACACAAAAACTTCTGCGGTATTAGATCCAGACTGATTCGTTAATTGTATATTTTGAATAATGGCACGTGATGTTGCATTACAAGTATAAACAGTTGTTGAAGTTGTAACTGTTGGCTTTATTAAAATTCCTCTATAAATATTACTCATATTATCTTCCTATCATAAACCAGTTTTGCGCTTCAGCTATATCTTGAACATCTTGTGTAAAGGTATTATTTAATTGTAACACCATCTGCTCTAGTGTTCTAATAATCTGGTCCATCTGTTGCTGGCTATATACAGGTGTAGCGTTTGCAAGTCTTGGTTGATCTAGTTTAGCCATTATCTTAAACCATCTTGTTGTCCGTCGATACGAAGAGTTCCGTATCTCCATTTAGTATCAACTTCAGTACTTATAATTTTAACTGCAACCTGACGTCCTCGCGCGCGCATGTCGACTTTAGTTGTAGTAGAATATACAACTGTACTTGATGCAACTGTTTGATTTGAACCAGGATATTGTCTAACTAGAAATTGCATATTCAATCCACCTTCTTGATTTTTAAAATCTGGAATGTATCGTTTAATAAACATAGAATTATCTCCGTCTACAATATCCACGTCTCCTGATGTAATGTAAGCGGTTATTGGATCTGTATCATCATTTACTCCTTTTTCTTGGTCATACAATGTAGATACACCTGCTGTTAAACCAATAACTGTTGGTTGTGCAAGTGCTGTAGAATTAGGCATATACTTTGTAGCTAATGGATGTGTAAATACATCTTTAGAAGCCCAAGTTGTTCTAGCTAAAGTTCCGATAGTCCAAACTCTTTCTAGATAATTATAAGTTACTATTCTATTAATTGCAGTTGAAGTTCCTGATGCATAGAACCAATTCACTTCTGAAAAATCTAAATTAACTCCAGCATAAATAATAGAGTGTTCATTTTCATTTATATCTTGAAATACATAATCTTGTACTGAACATGGAATTTCTTTTACAACCCCGTCAAACAAATAGAATGCACCATCTGACATCCAATAAACAACGTTCTCCGCTTCTACCGCAGAATGCGCTGACAACGTTCCGCAGTTTGTACCAATTTGTTTAAATGAGAATGTAAATGGTGGGCCAACAAACTGCATAGAATGAGCTGATGTATTAGTTAATATTAATATATCTCCTCTTGTTGGAACGGCTGTTACAATTCTATTACCTGATGATAGTCTTTGAAATCCTGCGGTATTCGTTGCATTAGGTGTAAAGTCAGTAATAGATTCTTGCGAACCGAATAACACAGCCATTGGATCATAGGTTGATGTTGTGCCTGGTGTTGTTTGTGTACCAAAGAATATAATATGTCTATCTCTAGGAGATACTGTCATAAAATTAGATTGTGTTGGAGCATTAGATAATAATGTAGCTCTTGTATTTCTAGGACCAATAAATGCAGATGTATCAAAATAATAAGTTTTACCACCAACGATCGTTGCAATAATATCTTCACCAAAGTTATCTATTTGCCAGATTCTAGGATTAGCAGTAATAACTCCTGTTGGTCTTGGTGTGTTCCAAGTAGAAAATCCCCATGCACCGGCTCCCCATCCATTATCAATTGTGGTAATATCTTCTCCTACATTTATTTGAAATGCAGCGCCACTTGCTGATCCAGATGTAGTTACCACTCCTGGTGTTGCAATAGATGCAACATCAATTGTAAAGTTATTAGAATCTGTAATTGTTTGAATCTCAAATTCTTGACCCATGTTTGCATTTGTAATGTTTACAACGTTAACTCCACTAACTCCTGAAAATGTAACAAAGTCTCCAGCGATTGCACCATTAGATGTCGCAAGAACGTTTACAATGGTTGTACCTGATGTGAATGTAAATACTGCTGGAATAGTGGTTGATAAAGGTGTGATGTCATAAAAATTGTTATCATAGTATATGTAAAGTTTTCTATTAGTTCCTATTGCAGCTAATGAGTCTCCAGCTAAATCTGTATACGTATGAATGTCTCTTGCAGCACCAATTAGATTATTACCTACGGCTGGTTCCCATCCACCTATCTTTTCAGGAACACCATACCTAAAACGCACGTTATCACAATCGAC